GCGATCAGCAAGGTGATGGCCTCCGGAAAGAGCAAGAGCAGCGCGATCGCCATTCTAAAGTCTCGCGGCGTGATCAAGCAGCGCGGAAAACACCTGGCCGCCGGTCGGAAGAAGAAGCGTGGGTAAGCACCGTGGATACCACGAACGGATGCAGCGCGACCAGGAGATGGTGGTGCGCGGGTTGCTTGGGAGGTTTGGAAAGCGCGAGGTGCTGGTCGAGGCCGACAACGACGAACGGCGCCTGTTCCTCGCGGGCTGCGCGTTGCGACAGTACGAGCGCGGCGGATTCCAGCGGTTCAACGGCAGTCTCGCCGACCTGTTGAAGGAGACGGACGATGGGTACACGAGAGGTCAGCAAAGTCAGACTCGAACGCATCCGATCGGGGCTGGGAGCGCCGCTGAAGGGCGGGGGCCTCAGTGTGCCGCTGCTGGTTCACCGGCCCGGTCAGACGTTCCAGCAGATCTCCGTGCAGACCCACGGCAACCCGGGGCGCCCCGGGGTCCGACCGCGGACGCCGCCGCCGGTCCCCAAGCACCTCCGCAAACAGTTCAAGATCAAGAAGAGGAGTTGAGCAATGGGTAGCTCACCGCCACGACAACAGCCGCTTCCACCGCCACCGTCGACGATCGACCAGGTGAGCCGCGATGTGCGAAACCGCCTGCGGCTTCAGGCTCGAGGACGGAGCGGCTTCGGTGCCGGCCGGCTCACCGGGCCTATCGGTGTTGCGGCGAACGCCCCCAGTCCCACGCTGCAGGCGACCACGAACCTGATGGGCGCCAGGCCTCGCCTGGGGAGATAGCTGATGCCTCCCGTGACCAAGAAGAGGTACGTCAAGCGCCTGGAGAAGCTGCGGTCGAAGCAGCACGCAGACGGTTGGTGGGCTCACTGGCGCGAGATCGCGGACTTCATCGCACCGCGCCGGTTCGTCTACTCGACGCGCACCAAGCAGACGTCACGGGGCAAGAAGAAGCATCGCAACATCATCAACAACACCGCGGCCCGGTCGAATCGTACGCTGTCGAGTGGTCTGCAGGCCGGCGCCTCCAGCCCCGCGAGTCGGTGGTTCAGGTTCACGACGAACATCCCGGATCTGAACAGCGACCCCGCGGTGCAACGGTGGCTCTCTGAGGTAGAGGATCGCCTCTTCAACGTGATGGCGCGGTCGAACGTCTACGACGGGCTGGCCGAGGTCTACACCGATCTCCCGACGTTCGGTCAAAGCCCGATACGCATCGACGAGGACGATGAGACCGTGGTGCGCGCCGAGGTGCTGACCTGCGGGACGTACTTCATCGCCCAGGACCGCAAGAAGCGGATCCAGACCGTCTACCGCGAGACGACGATGACCGTCGAGCAGATCGTCGAGAAGTTCGCGGAGATCGGAGCGGATGGCAAGCCGTGGGTGGTCGACAACCCCAAGTTCAGCAAGAACCTGCAGGAGATGTGGGCTCGCGACAACTTCGACGGCACGATCAACGTCATCCATCTGGTGGAGCGACACCTCAAGCGAGATCCGGCCCGTGCCGATCGGCATGGCAAGCCGTGGCTCTCGGTGTGGTGGGAGGACGGGGCCAGCGTCACGGACAAGGGGCATGGCGCGGCTGCCGACGAGATCCTGGGCTGGTCCGGCTTCAACGAGTTCCCGTACATGGTGCCGCGCTGGTCGAAGAGCGGCGACGACGAGTACGGCACGTCGATCGCCATGGACTCGCTGGGCGACACCCGCACGCTGCAGACCCTCGAACGCGACCGCATGCAGATGACCGCGAAGCTGGCCCGGCCGGCGATGGGGGCGCCCGCGGGCCTCGCACGCCAGGCCAAGAGCCAGAATCCTGGGAGCATCACCTACATCCCGACGTCGGCGAGCGGCCAGAAGTTCGAGCCGCTGTACATCCCGGATGCGAAGGCGCTCCAGGCGGTGCGCGACGACATCCGCGACGTCGAGAGCCGCATCGGCAACACATGGCTGACCGATCTGTTCCTGCTGTTGGCACGCAGGGCCGCCGGCGGTCAACCGCCGACCGCCCGCGAGGTCGACGAGGTCCACGAGGAGAAGGTGCTGCAACTGGGCCCGGCGCTCGAACGCGTCCACAACGAACTGCTGAAGCCGTTGATCGATCGCATCTACGCCGTGATGCTGCGCAAGGGTCTGCTCCCGGAGCCGCCTATCGCCCAGATGGGTGGCGTGGAGTTGCGCGTCGAGTTCATCAGCGTTCTGGCCGAGGCCCAGAAGCTGGTGCGCACGGTCGCCCTCGAGCGGCTCGTCGCGTTCATCATCAATCTGGCCACAGTCGACCCGTCGGCACCGATGTCCATTGACACTCAGGGCATGATCGCCAAGTACGCGGACTTCCTGGGGATCCCGCCCGGCGTGCTGCGTAGCAAGGATCAGATCCAGGCCGAGATGAACCGTCTGCAGGCGGCCCAGGACGCTGAGCAGGCCAAGACCGAGGCCGAGGCCGCCCGCGCCGGGGCCCAGGCGGCGTCCGCCGTCAACCTGACCGACCCCGACGCCCTGACCGCGCTGCTCGGCCAGTCCGGAGTCCCCCAGGGTAGTCCGAGTGTGGTGGCCGCGTGATGGCACGCCGCAAGAGTCTGGCCGCGACGCTCGTCGAGCAGCGCAAGCACGACCTGATGGAGGTGCTGGGCACGACCCAGGGCCGGCGCTTCCTGTACTGGACGCTGGACTCCGTGTGTCTGATGCACCAGACGGTCGTCGGAGTGACGCACGGTGAAACGATGCAGATCGATCCGTATCGCACGCTGCTCGACAACGGTCGGCGCGAGGCCGGGCTCGAGCTACTACAAAACATGAAGGACGTCAGCCCGGAGTACGTGGGCCAGATGTTCGCTGAGGCGCTGATCGATCAGATCAGCGTGGAGGAAGAGGATGGCGGAACCGACGAAGACGGAACCGGAACCGACGAAGACGACGGAACCGACGAAGACTGACGACAAGCCGGCCGATAAGCCGGATGCCAAGGTCGACGACAAGCCGACTGACAAGCCGACCGACAAGAAGGACGACGAACCGTCGACCAACTTGATGGGAGACGACGACGAACCGACGAAGCCGGAGCCGCGTGCTCCGGAGAAGTACGAAGACTTCACGTTCCCGGAGGGCGTGGTAGCCGACCCCGTGCTCGTGGACGAGGCAGCAGCACTCTTCAAGGAGTTGGATCTGCCTCAGTCCGAAGCGCAGAAGGTGATCGACTTCCAGGCCAAGCTGGTGGCGGCGGAGGCAGACAAGACACGGGAGATGGGTGAGGCGTGGGCTGCGGAGTTGAAGGCCGACAAGACGATCGGAGGCGACCACCTGGACGCCAACGTGCAGAAGGTCCGCCAGGTCATCGCGCAGTTCGACACCGACGGGGAGCTACGGGGCCTGCTGAACGCAGCGGGACTCGTGAACAACCCACCGCTCTTCCGATTCCTATTGAATGTCGCCGGCAAGATGGGCGAGGACACCATGACCGACAGCCCCGGAGACGGCGACACGAACAAGCCCAACGCCGAGGAAGCACGTCAGGCCGAGTTGGACAAGATGTATCCGACTATGGTCAAGAAGACGGCCGAGGGCTGACGAGGAGACTTAACCGATGGCCGCACTAGACACCGGCAACCCGACAATCCTCGACATGGTGAAGCGTACCGATCCCGATGGATCGATCGCCAACGTCGTCGAGGCATTGTCGCAGCGCAATCCGATCCTCCTGGATGCCGCGGTCCAAGAGGGCAACGGGGTGGACTTCCACCGCGTGACGATCAGAAGCGGACTGCCCGCGGTCGGCTACCGCAAGTACAACGAGGGCGTGACGAAGGGCAAGTCGACCACCACCCAGGTGGACGAGGCCATGTCCATGCTCGAGGGCCGCAGCGTCGTCGACGTCGCGCTGGCCAAGCGTAACGGAAACGAGCAGGCCTTCCGGGCTTCCGAAGACCTCGCCTTCCTGCAGGCCATGAACAACACCCAGGCCGACTCGCTGTTCTACGCGAGCGTGGCGGTCGACCCCGAGAAGTTCCACGGGCTGACCCCGCGGTTCGACGACGAGACCGGTGGAGCCAACAGCGACAACGTGATCGCAGTCGACACCGGAGCCGCGGGCGACGACGCGTCGTCCATCTGGTTTATCACCTGGCATCCGGACACCGTGTTCCTGACCTACCCGAAGGGCTCGACGGTCGGCATCAGCCAGATGGACCTGGGCATCGAGTACGAGGAGGATGCGAGCGGGGCGACCCCGGCATCCAAGTTCCTGGCCTACCGCACCCACTTCAAGTGGGACATGGGCCTGGTGGTCAAGGACTGGCGCTACGTCGTCCGCCTGGGCGACATCGATGAGAGCATCAACATCGCCGCCATCAACCAGACGATCATCCAGGCGATGATCAACGGCTACAACCACATCTACGACCTGAACGTAGGTCGCAACGTGATCTACATGAGCCGCACGGTCAAGACCTGGCTCGAACTGCAGATCAACGACAAGTCCAACCTCCATCTGGGCATGACCGAGTGGCACGGGATGCAGGTTCTCGCGTTCCGCGGAATCCCGATCGTGACCTGCGACGCCCTCAAGAAGACGGAGACCAACCTGGCCTAGGGTTGTGACCCCGCAGTAAGGAGACAGATCAATGTTGATGGACAGAGAGGCACTATTCTTCGACGACGTGCTGACCAGCACGGCCGACCCGATCATCAGCGAGGGCTACGATCTCGGCGCAATCGGGCTCCTGCCCGGGATGGGCGAGATGGTTCGGCTGTTCGCTCAGATCACGGTCGCCGACGCAGCCGGCGGCACCAACATCGCCATGGAGGTGATCAGCGCGACCAACGGTGCGCTCACCGGAACGCCGACGATCCTCTACGCAACCCCCGTCGTAGTCACGGCCACGCTGGTCGTCGGCTATCGATTCAATATCCCCGCACTGCCCGTGGACAACATCGCTCAGCAGTTCATCGGGCTTCGGGCGCAGACCGTCGGCGTGTTCACGGGAACCGCCGCAATCACCGGCGGGATCATCACCGGCGACCAGAATCTCCAGATCGGATTCCCGGGAGTCGCCGCGGAGACCGGCTTCAACCGCTGATTCCTCCCTACTCTGGGGGTCGGTCCTTGCCATGGGGCCGGCCCCCAATTCTTGCGAGGTGAACGATGGCAGTACGAAGGAGAAGGCCGCCAGGCGTAGCCGCTCCGAAGACAGCGCCGAGGCGGGAACCGGCACCCGGAGTCGCTGCGGCGACGGAAGAGAGGCCGGCCGAGACGATTCCGCTGACGGAGGCCTCGAACCGCAAGCTACGGATCGGTCCTCCGAAGGAGACGATCGTGTTCCGGGTCGGACCGATCCCCCACTACGACCGCGGTACCAACTACGGCCCCGGAGATCTCGTGCACAAGACGGTCGTGGACGGAGTGCTCCGTCGTTGTCCCAAGACGTGGAGCATTCACAGCATCGACGGCCGGAAGCTGGCCAACGAGATGCCCGTTCACCTGACGTTCATGGACGCGGCATGGTGCGAGGTCTACAACAGCCCGCGGAAGCCTTCCCGCAAGCATTCTCCAGTCGACCGCGGCTTCTACGAAGACGAATAGGAGGTATCGATGCCGAGTCATGGACCGAAGGGCAACCCGCACGGGACGAAGCGACCGCAGACCAAGAAGCCGAGGCGCAAGCCGAGGCCACGACCGACGAAGAAGTAGTGCGTGAATCTCGTACCGGACCAGGGCGCGGAGCTGGGTCTCGTGGTCTACGACCAGCCCGGTGGGCAGGAGTCGACGACCGTGGGCTTCGGGATCCTCTCGGCCCGCGTGCTGTCGCGGTTAGGTGCGCCGAATCCCACGCCGTGGGGCGCGGGGATCGCCACCTGGCCGTCGTTCACGATCAAGCTGGGGGCGACGTACCTCTACGAACTGTGGGTGCGGTCGGACAACGTGACGCGAGATCTCCACATCGAGGTGGACAGGGGCGACGGCTCCTGGTTCGAGATCGATCGGATCGAGTTCGGTTCACCCCCGCCGCTGTTCGCGATCGACGTCTGGCACCTGCTCGACGGGTTCTCGTTCGTCGGCCTTGGGACAACCAGCCGCGTCCGTGTACGGGCAGAGACTCCAGATCCGGCAGAGGTCATCAACCAACGATTCTTCGCCGACAACCTCATTCTGACGGAGTTCCTTGACGTGGCACAGATAGCAAGCCAGGTAGCCATCTGCAATCTCGCGCTGTCGCGTATCCAGGTCAAGGAGCGCATCGCCGCGCTGACCGAGGACAGCTCCGAGGCCTCGGAGTGCGACCTGATCTACGACACGCTGCTGGACGAGGCGCTGGGCGCTCCGAAGGACGGCTGGCCTTGGGCCAAGGTGCGCAAGACGCTCGTGGCCCACGCCGGGCTCGCCCCGGACCAGTGGGGCTTCCACTACGTCTACCCTGCGGACTGCGTGCGGGCGCTCTACATCATCAACGGCCTGCAGGAGGGGCTCAGCCGGCCGACGGACGAGATCGTCTACCGGGTCCACGACGACGGCGCGGGGACGAAGGTGATCTATACGGACGCCGATCTCGCTGAGTTGGTCTACGTCCAACGCGTCACCGACCCCACGAAGTACCCCATGCAGTTCACGATGTACTTCGCCTGGCTGTTGGCATCTGAACTGGCTCAGCCTCTGGCCTCGAGCCTGACGCTGGAGCAGCGTGCGGTGGCCCGCGCCCAGATCGCGTACGAGAAGGCGATCGCCCACTCCTACGGCGAGGAGAGCGAGCCCCAGGAACCCGACGACATCTACGTCAGTAACCGCTGAGGTTCGCATGCCGCGCCGAGGACACACCCGGCAGTTCACATTCGCCGGTGGAGAGATCTCTGGCGACCTGTACGGTCGCTCCGATCTCCAACGCTACCGCAGCAGCATGCGGAAGTGTCTCAACTGGATGGTGCGGCCGACGGGCTCCGTGCGCAACCGCCCCGGAACCAAGTTCGTGGCCGTGGCCAAGGCCGCGGTGTTCCGGCTGATCCCGTTCATCGCCGCCGACGGCCAGTCCTACGCCATCGAGATCTCGGACAAGATCATCCGCTTCCACACGACCGGCGGGGCCGTGTTCTGGCCGGACGGAACCCACAATGAACAACCTGGCAACGTCCTGATCGACACGACCCAGTCATGGGAGACGAACCAGTTCGTGGGATCCGTAGTTAAGAACGTGACGGACACCACACAGGACACGGTTGCCAGTAACACCTCCAATAAGATCTTCTTCGACACACCCGGGCAGACGGTGTGGGCTGTTGACGACATCTACTCGATCGAGGCTCCGCTGGAACTGGCGGCGCCGTGGGGTACGAGCGGCAAGGTAGTCGATGACCTCAACGAACTGAACTTCGCCCAACTTGGCGACATCCTGATCATCGTCCACAAGGACTACTCGCCGAGAGAGCTTCGCAGGGTGGGCAACGACCAGTGGCTTCTGCAAGAGTTGACGCTGACGCAAGACGTGCAGGCGCCGACGCTGGTCGACGTCCCAGCTCCGATCCTCGTGCCCGCAGCCAACGTCGAGGATTGGTCGTGGGTGGTGACCACGGTCGACGGCAACGGACGGGAGAGCGTGGCAAGCGCGGAGAAGAACTTGCCAGCGGTCAACATCTCTCCCGGAAACGTCCCGCACAATCTGGTGACCTGGACGGCGCCGACCAGCGGACCTACACCCGTCCTCTATAACGTCTACCGTTCACGCGGGTCTGAGAAGACCTACGGTTTCGTGGGTAGCTCCACTGTTACCCAGTTCACGGATCCCGGAGCACTTCCAGACCTGACTGACAGCCCGCCGGTGAACCGTAACCCGTTTGAGCGAGAGGCTCCTACTGAAACCCATCCGACGTTCCTGTTGCCGGCGTCCTCGAACATCGGCGGCAGTCCCGGCGTGGCCTTCGTCGACGTGATCAAGAACATCGCTAACATCTTGCCGTCAGGAGACAACCCCGCGCTTGAAGGATATCTGTCCGAATACAAGGTCTTCTGGCATGCCCACTTGGTCTCCACCCCCTCGGCGACGATCGCGTTTAAGATCCGCAGCCGGCCGGCGGGAGGCGGAGCCTGGACCGACGAGAAGACCATCCACCTGTTCAACATCGACACGGGGGTAACCCTCGACCAGAACGGGATAACTGTGTTCACGCGCACTGGCTTGGGGGCCAATGCCGAGTTCCGCATCGAGTTCATTGGGAGCACGATTGCCTCCCCGTTCGCCTTCGTGGTGTTCGATCGCGTCGAGTGGCGCACGGTAGATGCCGGTGGACAGATCGTCCAGAACTTCGCGAGGTCTGTTTGCCTGTTCGAGCAGCGTGCGATCTTCGGGGGGCTCGCTACTCTGCCGGATCTTCTGGTCATGTCGAGGATCGGTGACATCCACAACTATGACCAGCGCCGGCCACTGGCCGACGATGACAGCTTCGAGTTGTCGGTGGCCTCTCGGACGATCGATGTCATCCGCCACGTCGTGCCGCTCGACGCCATCATCATCATGACGACGAACAACGCATGGCTGCTGCGCGGCCCGGAGGGAGGATTCCTGGGCCCAACGACCTTCGACCTGGATCCGGTGGCCGCCCACGGCGTCAACCTGATGCCTCCGATCGTCATCGGCAACCAGCTCCTGCACGTCGATGCGCGTGCCCGTCGCGTTCGGGAATTGAAGCACGACACCTCGTTCGGATTCAGTCGAACGGAGTCCCGCGATCTCAGCGTGCTGGCCCAGCACTTGACGAAGAGGTATTCGCTGACCGAGTGGGCTTACCAGGAGGTTCCGGACAACATCATCTGGTGCGTGCGATCCGACGGCACGATCGTCGCCATCACATATCAAAAAGAGCACGACGTCTGGGGCTGGCACCGTCACGAGACGCGTAGCGGCGACACCTTCCTCACGATCTGTGCTATTCCGGAATTGGCGACTGCCGACCAGAATGGCGAGTACATTCCCGGAAAGCCGGCGATGGACGCGGTGTACATCGGAACGTCTCGAAGCGTCAACGGCTCGACCGTCCACCACATCGAGCGCATGTCCAACCGCGATCACATAGAGATCAAGCAGGGCGTCTACCTGGACGACGCTGTCAGTTTCGACGGACGCAATGCGGACTCCGCGGTCCTGATCCAGGCCCAGGGCGGGACCACCTGGGCGGCGGCGGAGTCGATGACGCTGGAGGCGACCGCGGGCACGCCGTTCACCGCGGCGGACGTCGGCGCCGAGTTCGAGTTGCAGAGGGTGGTCGGTGGCGTGACGTTCACCAACCGCTGGCGGGTGACGGCGTTCGTCGACACCAACACGCTGACCGCCTTCGCCGTGACCGTAGTGCCCGTGGAGCTGAGGACGCAGCCGACGGCGCACTGGGGACGCGCCCATAACTCGTTCACGTTGTCTCCCAACCACCTGGAGGCGGAGACCGTGGGGCTGCTGGTGGATGGCGGGACGCACGTCGACAAGGTCGTGACGTCGGGCGTCGTGACGCTGGACGCCGATCGCTACGGGATGGTCGTCCACATCGGTCTGCGGTATGCCATGGAACTGGAGACGATCCCGATCGACACCGGCCAGACCGAGGGCGGGCTCGCGGCGCACCTGAAGAACGTCGAGGAGGTCCACCTGATGCTCGACGAGTTCGTGGGGCTCGAGGTGGGCCAGCGCCTGAACA